GTACAAGGAAGCGTTCAACCGAGTGGTGGGGCTCCTGAGTTCGCCCGTCCAATTCCCATTCCAGGGTCAACAGTCGAATCTGAGCCCTCAAATCGACCCGGCCAGCTACGCTTCCCAGCAGGCTCCCCAGTACAGCAACGCGGGGATGCCGACCTCTATGCCTGGGATCAACAACAGCCAGGCCTACTCCAACGGCTCTTCCCAAACTTCGCTGGAAATCAGCCCCCAGCAGCTCCGAGCAAACGGGGTAAGCGAAGCAAGTCTTGAAGTTATTGATTATTTCGGTCCTGATGTTCCGGCGATCCTTAACAACTATGCTTGCCAGCTCGAAGACGCTCTGATCACCACCAACAATCAGCTGATCGAAGCCGTCAATCTGCTTCAGGAACTGTCGAATGAGCACAAAGCTTACGAGACCATCCTGACCGACCCCGACGTGCTCGCTGATTACACCTGTGAGTTCTTCGGCGAGAACGGCCCCTACCCGATCCCCGATGAAGAGATCGGTTACGCCGCTCCTCAGCAAGCTCAGGCTCAAGCCGTGGGTCAACAGTTCCAGCGTCCGGTTGCTCCCCAGCGCCCTGAAATGCCGGTTCCCCCTCAGCCCCAGGCTCAGGGTAATCCCGTTGATTTTTGGAACAGTTTCGGCTCCCTGGCTGAGCGTGACCCCTCCAACGCCTGGCGCTATCTGAACGCTGCCCAACAGAACCCTGAAGTGTTCCGTCAGAAACTGCTGGTGATGGAGTGATAATCGGAAATAACCCGATTTCCCTAAACTTAGTAAACGTAAAATAAGGGGTAGCAAACGCTGCCCCTTTTTATTTAAAAAGGATTTGTTATGGCATCAAAAAAAGCAAGTGCTGGGGATAGAGCCGCTCAGTTTCTCGCTAGTTTCGGGACTGCTGGCGGTCCTATTGGCGCTCCCGGCCTTGTGATGTTTGGTGCGGGTGATACCGCTGGTCAAGTTCAATCTGGAAACATTGATGAGTATGCCGCAATTCGTGTTGCGACTGCTCCTGTTGTTGGCAACCCAAATGCGCCACAACCGCCAATGCCCCGAGATCTTGATTCGGCATATCTCAAACTTAATCTCCCTGGATCTCCCCTTCCTCGGAATGGTTTACTGGCTCCGCAGTTTCAAACAGCTGCTGAAAATGCACAAAATATGGCATTCACAAACGAGCAGTATATGGTGATGCGGGCAATGCCACTCGTCCCACCTCTTCCGTTAGGAATTCAACCTCCTATGCCACAGAAAAAAGGTAGCCGCTAATGGACAATTCCAAAGCCAAGAAGGCCGTCAAAAAATCGACAGATCGTAAGAAACAAGCAGAAACCCAAGCTGCTGGGGCGATGCTGGCTATGAAAGCAGCTGGTGGCGGGGCGATTGATCCTGAGATTCAAGCGGCACGTATCGACATGCAGCCTGCAGACGGCTACGTGAATCCTTACCACGCCATGGGCTCCATGGCGCCGATGATGTACTCTGCCGGCAATATGCTCGATGGATACAATTATCCCGTGATGGTAAATCCGGAAGCTTAATAATCCGGATTGATAAAGGATTGCTATAATTTTTTTAATGGAACCAACAGTTCCAGAGTTAACAGCTTTGGCTGTTGAGTTTGAGATCGCCTGATCTCAGGTATCAGCTTTCCCTACGCTGAGAAACCAACATGTTTATTGATAACGACTTTCCCAAGCTGTTGGGTGCGGAGCTGTACCGCCCCCATCCGGCTTATATCGTGGAAATGGCTTGCGAGCCTGTGGTCGTCCACGACTTCACCAAACAGCCTGGTCAGACCGTTCAGCTGGATCGTTACCGCTTCTGGGGTAACCCCGGCACGAAGACCAACCGTGAGCGTACCCAGGATCAAACCATCGGTACTGCTAACAGCCGGTCCATCGTGAAGGACAAGGTGCTGGTGTCTCTCCGTGAGTACACCGGTCCTGCTGACCCGAACAATGCCAACCTCCCGAGCACCTTCAAGATTGCTCGCGAGACTCTGATGACCGCTCAGCGTCTGCTGCTGGACACCGGGAACCTCAACATGTTCCACCAGTCCATCGGTTCGCTGACCCTGCTGGATGACTACCGCCGCTGGCGCGACCGCGTGTTCCTGGACGAACTGTTCAAGGCCGAATCCCGTGGTCAGTCCTCCGACACCCAGGGTGGTTACTACTATCCGAACAACCACGCCAAGACTGGTTCGACCACTCTGGCTACCTATACCGCCACCGAATACGCTTCCGAGCGCTTCAAGTTCAACGTTAAGACCGACCTTCTGAACGTTGTGAAGAGCCTCCGCAAGCGCAACGTGCCTGTGTTCGCCGACGGCTACTACCGTTGTATCGCTGATCCTTCCTTCATGAAGGACCTGCGTGCTGACCAGGGCTTCCGTGAAGTGGCTCGCTATCCTGGCGCTGGCGTTCCCAACCCCCTGATGGGCGCCATGGCTCCTAACGCTGCCATCTACGGTGGTGGTCAGTTTGGCCAAGCCCAGTTCGTGGCTGGCGAACCTGTGATGCCTTCCGGCTTTGTGTTTGAAGGTGTGCGGTTCTTCGAATCCACCAACTTCCCCAGCAAGTCCATCACCGTTGACATCAACGACGGCGACGGCTCTGTTTCTCACGACACTCCTCCTGCCCTGTTCTTCGGTCCTCAGGCTGTGGGTGTGGGCATCGGTGGTCCGAACGCTCAAGTTCTGATCAACAACAACGATGACTTCAGCCGCTTCATCATCTTGATTTGGCAGCTGTACGCCGGTTTCGCGAACCTGAACAAGGACTTCGTGACCTGTGCCTTTACCATTACTGAGTGATAAAGGAGGTACTTAACAATGGCTGCTTACAAAGAAGAAGCCGGTGCAATTCTGCAACCCGGTAACCAGATCAACCGCCTGTCCTCCTACAACACCGAAGGTGTGTATGGCTGGCCTGGCGTTGAAGCCTTTGAGATGGTTGGCTACATCAAAATCGACAACCTCGCTGCCGATAAAGCCAACTACAAGAGCTTCAGCATCACCATCCCCTCTCCTGATCGTCGCCCAGATGATCGGGTTCGCGACAACCGCACTTCCCTGGTTGTGCAGGCCAGCTCTGCTCGTCCTGCTTACATCTACGGTGCATCTCTGACCCTGGCTGAGGACATCCCATCCGGCGGTCTGGCTGGCTTCCCCGCCTCCCCTGTGACCTGTGGTCTGCAGGGTACCGATACCGAGGTGCTGCTCCTGGGTCCTGACAATGCTGGTTCGCCTTTCGGCATTCCTTCTTCTCAGCTCCAGGGCTACTCTGCCGCTAGCTCCTTCCTGACCCTCGGTGCAACTGGCCTGGCTCAGGGCACTAGCTCCGTGGCTCCTGCTGGCTTCCCGTTCCTGAACGTGGTTGCCGCCGCTACCACCGACACCTCGGCTGCCAAACTGGTCACCTTTGCTGACCAAATGTGCCTGAAGGTGACCAGCGACACCACCTACAAGGTGTACAACCTGAATGCCATCACTAACACCAGCATCACTGGTGACGGTGTGAACATCAGCTCTGATGACTCGACCTCTGGTAAGGCTGCTTACCTGTTGTGCCGCGTCAACTACCTGCGTCCTGCTACTGCCGTGTCCTGGAACGATATCCAAGGTTTCGTCGATTTTGCTTCCCAAGTGGGCGGCACCGACAGCTGATCTGTCAATCGATACAAGTGGAGGGGCTCTTCGGGGCCCCTTTTTTTGTTTCCTGTTGTTGGTTTGGGTTTAGTTTGTTAGGCTAAGCAGAGACTAAAATTACAACGATGCTGTATCAATACCGTGTAACCGGCGGTTTGGTGGAAATGATTGCGAAGCACGGCGATGGGATCGTCATGTGCATCGATTCCCAAGATGAAGTTCTTTACATATGAATCTGATCTGGTTCCGCACCTGGATGCGACCACTGAGCAGATCAAGACCGAAGAGCGCTTGACCGCACAACTTGCGTCAGAGGGCGTGAACCCAGCGATTCCAACAAAGAAGGAAACTTTCCCGCTGGATACGCGGATGAACATAAACACCGCCAGCGCCAGGCAGATTGCGGATGCCCTCCCTGGTGTGGGACTTAAAACTGCGCGAGATATCAAAGACCTTCAAATGTCGATGCCTGGCGAACGTTTCCAACGATTGGAGCAACTTAAAGGAAT